TATGGCTAAAATGGTTGCTCAATTCGAAAGATTGACTGCTGAGAACGTAGCACTTATGATGTTTCGATTCTGCCAACTCACTGAAATCATTCAAGAATTACTCACATCACCCGTAGATGGTATTAAGAAACTTGCTTCTGCACTGACAATCGAACAAGCTGCCCTTAAGAGTGCGGGTCTTGTAGAGACAAAGAAAGCAGTAGAAGCTGGTGCATTAAGACTTTCTGCTGATGAGAGAGCAAAGAATATCGAAGCCTCTAATGAAAAGATCAACAAAGAAGCACCTAGTCTTGCAGAGATAGCAGAGGGCGCATCAGGTAACTTCGAATGTCCTACGTGTCCCTCACAAGAAGAATTAGAACAAGTTGCTGGTATGGACGAGAACGGTGTTGGAGGCAAGTTCTCTTTTGAGCCACAAGTTGTAAATCAGAATGACTTCGAAGGTAAGTATCTCAAGGGTGCTGGTTGGAAGAAAGTCAATCATGACGTATGGTTTAAACTACTACGTACATTAGACCAAACGGGAACAGAAGTCAAGATAAATTCTGCATATCGTTCACCAGGTAAGAATGCATCTGTAGGTGGTGCGAATAAGTCTAAGCACATGACAGGTGATGCGATTGATGTACGTGTATCAGGCGACTATAATACGAGAGCGCAATTCGTTGTTGCTGCCTCACGTGCTGGCTTTACTGGTATCGGTGTCTATAGTTCGTTTATACATCTTGACATAGGTGGACGTAGAGCATGGGTAGCTGGAGAGCCTACTACACCATCTGATTATCCAGTACCAACAACACAGACAGCTAGATGGGTAGAGCTTGTTTCGAGACATGATCGTGACAAACTTCGTTCAGTATAACATAAATAAAAGTAAAAGGCAACAAGAATGGCTACTATAACACCTCTTACAAGACGCCGTGAACTTCACAGTGATTTCCATAAGGACTTGGCTCTATTGCCAGGTCGTAATGATATTGCACGTAGAGTAAACGAGAATTCTGTCAAAGAGGCAATCAAGAATATACTACTCACGAATAAAGGCGAACGTTTATTTCAGCCTTTGATTGGTAGTGATATTAAGTCTATGCTATTCGAGAATGCCACACCAGTAACAGCAATACTCATTAAAGACAGAATCGAAACTGCATTAAACACATATGAACCACGCTGTAGTATCGTAGACGTAGAAGTCATTGGAGACGTTGATTCTAATAGTGTACGTATTAACGTTGTATTCTATGTCATAAATAATGAGACACCTCAAACACTTTCAATCGATATCGATAGGGTAAGATAATGGCAAATATATCACCAATACAAAACTTAGACTTCTTTGAAACGAAGTCGGCACTTAAGACTTATCTAAGCAATCAAGATAGGTTTGCTGACTACGACTTCGAAGGCTCTAACATGAATGTATTGCTTGACTTACTCGCATATAATACATTCTATAATAACTACTATTATAACATGATGATTAGTGAGATGTTCCTTGACTCTGCTCAAGAGCGTAACAGTATGATATCACACGCAAAAGAATTAAACTATTTACCACGTTCACGTAGATCAGCTAAGGCTATTGTAACATTTAATATCACTGCTACGCAATCAGGTAACTTCTTTATTATACCAAAAGATACGAAGATTAACGGCAAGTGTGGTAATCAGACATTTACATTCCTTACAGAGAAAGCATATAGTGCTGTATCAAGCGAGACTACTACAAACGCTCCTCGAACATTTACTGTACAAGACGTAGAAGTATTTCAAGGTAGATTAATTACAGAAACACTTGACACATCGAACACAATACTATCTAATAACATGATAGACACTCGCTCATTATACGTAGAAGTCAATGGCGAAGAGTACGTATATAAGACAGACATATTTGGCATTACTGCTATTGACAAAGTATTTTATCTCCAGCCAGAAGAAGATGAGAAATACTCTATACAGTTTGGACAAGACAAGTTCGGAAAACAGCCTACACCAGGTGATAATATTACAGCGAAGTATCGTATCTGTTCAGCAGAAGATGCAAACGGCGTTAACTCTATGACGAGTAATGGTCTGCCAGATGCCGCTAATGTATCAATACAGATTACGACTCCTTCGAATGGCGGGCTCTCGGCGGAAACAACTGAGTCTATACGGGCGTTTGCTCCTAAGGCTCTTCAAGTACAAGAACGTGCTGTAACGACACGTGACTACGAAATACTGCTACGTAATCGTTTTCCAAATATCGAAGCTATCTCAGTATATGGTGGAGACGAAGTTGATCCTCCTGAGTTTGGTAAGGTGATTATCTCTGTAGACGTTACTGGCGGCGAAGGGGCGGCGGACTTTGAGATTGCGTCATTCACTGAGTATCTCAAAGACAAGACACCATTGACTATCGAGCCAGTGTTTGTACCTGCGAAGTTCTTGTTCGTTGATACTATTGTAGATGTCGTATTCGATCCTAATAATACTACAAAATCTCCTGCTCAGATTCAAAGCGAAGTAAAGAGTGCTATCGAGGCATACTCTATTGATAGTCTTGCAGACTTTAATAAGACACTACGTCAGTCTCGTTTGGCGGCTACCCTTGATGCGGTAGACAACTCAATTATCTCTTCAAGTATCTTTGCATCACCGATTATTCAGATTACACCTACTTTGAATACTGTACAGAACCCTGCTTTCTCATATGAGACTGCACTTGTTCAGCCATATGCGTATGACGCTACGACTGGCTTGACAGGATTTACACCAGCTGTACGTACTAGTAAGTTAACAATCGAAGGTACTCTTGTGACATTACAAGACGATGGTGCTGGTAAGATGATGGCTGTGACTGCTTCGTCTGCCTCTCAATCAGTCTTTAAGCGTAGTCTTGGTACGATTGATTATAGCACAGGTGCAATCAAGTTGTCAAATTTAATTATCGATTCATACGAAGGTAATGCAATTAAGTTCATTGCTAACTCTGTAGCGAAAGATGTGAAAGCTCCTAAAGATCGTATTATTACTATACGTGGTGAAGACATTACTGTCAACGTAACTACAATAACGGAATAAAGAATGCTCAATGTAAGAGATCATATTTCGCCAACGATTGCTGATCAGTTTCCTGATCTGTATCGGGAAGAAGGCGACTTTCTAGTAGAGTTTGTTAAAGCTTATTATGAGCATAACGAAACTATTATGGATCGGAATGTACCTAAGCTCCGTGATGTCGATACTACTCTTGCATCTTTTCTTGTATTCTTTAAGAAGAAATATCTTCAGTCATTACCTATTGATACTGTAGTTGATACACGATTTATTATAAAACATATTCAAGACTTATACAAGCGAAAAGGTTCTGAAGAAAGTTTACGTCTATTATTTCGTATGTTCTTTGATGAAGACATTGAAGTCTTTTATCCTTCGACTGCTATTCTAAAGCCTTCTGACTCTATATGGGGTGGGGCTGAGTATCTTGAACTTCGTGCAGTATCTTCTATTGACGGATATCCAATTAAGCGTGGTGATAAACTCAAGGGTGACGTATCAGGTGCGACAGCATTTGTAGACGATCTAATCTTTGTAAACTTCTCTGGTACTATATGTCCTATTGCGTATCTCTCTAACTCAGCAGGTAGATTTATATCTGATGATTCGATCTCTGTTACAAGACTAGGCGTAACTACAAGCTATGGTAAACTTGTTACTGGTTCTTTAAGTGATGTGAATGTGATTCGAGGCACTGCTGTAGCTGGTCAAGAAATTGGTGATATCGTTACAATTGAATCAACTGGCTTAGATCGATTTGGTAATCCAAGTATTGGCGGAACAGGTACAAGTGCGACTGGTGTTGTGAGTGATATATCAACAACGACTACAGGTAAGATCGACTTTGTTAAAGAGAATGATGGATTTGGATACAGTGTCATTAATAATGATATCGATGTATCTATCTCTACTCAAGCATTGATCGTTGCTGGCTCTACTGCTGTATCATCTATTCAGCCTGGTCAACACATTGTTGCAGACGATGATCTTTCTGATATTCCTAACACGTTTGGTCCTCCCTCTGGCACGGCAACGATCAATGGCGGCGGAAGAGTTGTGGCATATAATCACCCTCTTCTCTACGTAAGATCGAACAGACAAGATCCAGATAGAAAAAGTACTGATGCCTCTGCAAGAGATACGAAAGCAACCTTTTTATCTTTTGTTCAGACTCAACTTGCACTTGCTGGTGCGGGTGACTCTACTGTAGATCCAAAGATGCTTGCAATATTTAACTCAGACCTTGATAACACTGGATACAGATTAGGTGATATATCAAACTCTGGATATAACTTCGTTACAAGTCGATATATTAATGGCGAAGATGCAACTATCTTTGCGAATTATATAAGTGGTAGTTCTACTACTGCACAGACAACATGGATTGAAGATAGACTATTGCCTGCTGTGTATGCAGACGGGTTTGGCTTTGAATTTAATTCTCTTCCTTCTGGCGAGTTTGTTAATATTACAGTCGGTAGTAATAACAATGTTAAAATAACTACGATTGCTGACTATAATGCTACTGCTAGTTTTAGAGTAGAAGGTATTAGTAATCAAGAGTCGGTAAGTATCATCACAGACTTTATTGGTAACTTTGCTGATAAGCCTCTTGCTGTTATTATCAATGCGACTGCTATGGTTAATCCAGGTATCTATGAAATTGAAACACAAGGCACTACAGACTTTACTCTGCTTGGTTCAGCAGATAACAATGTCGGGACACGATTTATTAAGAATACAACAACCCCTATAGGCAGTGGTACAGTGACAGACGTTGTTGCTACTAACTATGGTATGAGTGGTACGCTTGTCAGTCAAGGCTTTAATGCAGAAACTTTAAACACAAGAATCAAAGATGCGTTTGAAGCGAAGTCTATTACGATTGGATCTATCGCAGGTATTGTACCTGAGAGCGAAGGTAATAACTACGTCAATGATGTGTTCAGTGAAATTGAATATGTTGATGTTGCTAGATTTGATAGCCGTGATACTATTCTCACATTCACTAACCCAAACTTCTTAATTGAAGTTGGAGAGATTGTTACGCAAGAAGTTCAAATCGAAGATCCAGATTTTGGAAATAATCCTGATGCTAACTTTGTGCCTGGTACTAACGATCAATTCGTTTACTACACATCAATTGGCAAGTTCTTGAGGAGAGAAGGTAATGACTTCTACTTCCAGAAACTATCGTTCTATGACTTTGATGATAACTATCCTATCTTTATTAAGAACAATCAATATGCTCTTAGCGGAGTGAGACCAGATTCTAATTCACTTGCTATGGGTAGAAATGCAATCA